GCCGAAGCGCGCATGGACTTGTGGACATTTGGTGTACGTGCTTACGCCGATTGCATCGCTGGCACACTCAGCCAAAACAACGTGCTACCTAACGGCACTTACGTCGAATTTGACGTTGAGGACTACCTCAAAGGCGAATACTCGATGAGTGATTACCGTGAGGACAATTCCGAAACCCCGATACCAAATGGAGTACTATAAAATTTATGATCAGACTTACCCCTTCACAGATCACGGTTGACGCAGCGGCGGCAGAGGGTTTGCCGTCGCGCTCAATCTCAGGCGTAGCAGTCACCTACGACGAAACTGCGACCGTCAATGACGGTACAAAGGTACGGTTTTTGCAAGGGTCGTTGCCAGTCACGGGGCGCGACCCGAAACTTTATATGCAACATGACAGCAATCAAATTGTCGGCAAAGTCGTTGAGCGTGTAGACACCCCGCAAGGCATGATGTTTACGGCCAAAATCAGCGCCACTCGACTAGGCGACGAAGCACTTACCCTTGCCAATGACGGCGTTATTGACGCGGTGTCGGTCGGTGTAACACCCACAAAATTTAGTTACGACGAGGCGGGCGTGATGATCGTTGAGGCCGCCAACTGGTCGGAATTGTCGCTAGTTAGCGAAGGCGCGTTTAGTGGCGCGGTCATCACCGAGGTCGCAGCCAGCGCACCCGACGAGACTATCCACGAAACCGAGCCACAAGTAGAGTTACAATCAGAACAAGACACAGAACAGGAAACAACCATGAGCGACAAAATTGAAACACCAGTAGTTGAAGCAGCACAGTCAACAGTTGACAAATTGTGGGCGCAACCAAAACAAGAATTTAAGATGCCGTCAGCAGGCGAATACCTTGCCGCTATGCACATCGGCGGCGACACGTTCGCAAAAGTAAATCACGCGTTTCAATCTGCTAACCGCAAAAACCAAAGCGCGTTGCAAGCAGCCGCAGGCGACGTACTTACAACCGACACACCCGGTCTGTTGCCAGTTCCAGTTCTTGGCCCACTATTCCAAGACCTCAACTTTGTGCGACCAGTCGTATCAGCGTTGGGCGCTCGAGCAATGCCAAACACACCAAGCAAAACATTTATTCGCCCAACGATCACAACGCACACTTCGGCAGCAACACAAACCGAAGGTTCGGCAGCATCAGCAACGACAATGGTGATCGCATCAAACACAGTTACAAAAACAACCGTTGCTGGTCAAGTAACTTTGTCGGTACAAGACATGGACTTCACAGACCCAGCGTCAATGAACTTGATCTTGAACGACCTTGCAGGCGAATACCTTATTGCGACTGACAACATTGCAGCCGACAACATGGTTTCAGGCAAAACCGCATCAGGTTCGACATGGACAGTCACAGCGGACAACCCAACGTCGTTGGTCAATTCGTTGTTTGATGCTGCACGAGAAATCGCAGAGGACAGCAACTATTTCCCAACTCACTTGTTTGTTTCACCTGACGTTTGGGAAAAACTTGGTTCACAGTTAGACGGCAGCAAGCGCCCATTGTTTCCAGCAGTAAACGGCCAAAACATTATTAGCCAAAACTCGTTGGGTACAGCGTCAGGCGCATTGAATTACAATTCGATGAACCCACTCGGTTTGCAACTTGTAGTTGACAACAACTTTGCTGCAAGCACCATGCTCGTTGTTTACGCACCGGGCTTCGAGGTGTACGAACAACAGAAAGGCATCATGTCGGTAGAAGTACCGTCAACATTGTCGCGCACGTTCTCGTACTACGGATACTTTGCAACCTTTGTTGCTAAGTCGTCGTTTATCCAGTCAATCGCGATCGCCTAATCGCATAGCGGCCTAACCGCTATGGCAACATATCTAACAGCGTCAAAACAGTTACTAAATAACTACGCCTGCATATCTACGCTCGAGCCAACCGACATACAGGTTGGCGACAGCATTACTGTCGGCAGTTTAAGCGCACCGTTTGACGGCACGTTTACGGTACTGAACTGCCCGCAATACAAATACACGGGCATAGACAGCGTTACGGGTGAATGGACATTTGACGAAACACAACCGATCGCTAATCAACTGCTTTACGCCTGCACAGGCAACCCAGTCGAGTTCGTTGCGATCTACACCGGCACGGTCGCGTTCACGCCTACTTGCACGTGGATTACGGCAGCAAACCTAGTCACGTATTTGGGTGTGTCGATAACTAACCCGTCAGATGACTACACGTTGATTACGCAGGCCGTGAGCGCTGGCAACCAGTTTTGCAGTCGCCGTCGAGCCGAGGCAGGTTACAACGACAGCCTTAGCACGTCGCCTAGCGGTGATGTCACGCTCGGAACTTTGATGTATGCGGCGGCGTTGTGGCGTTCGCGTGGCTCGCTCGAGAACGTGTTTGCGTCGTTTGACGGCATGGGTACAGCACCGCAACAATCGTTGACACCGATCGTTAAACAGTTGTTAGGTATTGACCGACCTGCGGTTGCGTGATGCCCGCACCATACACCGATCTATTAAACGAGACGCTAGACGATCTCGCTACGACGCTTACGGCGATCACGTCGTTGCGTGTCGTGACCGACCCAACAAAACTTGTGCCGAATTGTGTGTTTATTCAAGCGCCAAGTTTTACGACGATTGCTGGCAACGGCAACATCGTACGCATGGACTACCCGATCAAAATTGTTGGTAGTGGCCCAGCAGGGCTACCCGTGTTGCGCGAAATACTGCAAATAACCGCAACGGTTTTAGGGTCGGCAATAATTGTCATGTCAGGCAGACCCGGCACACTCGACATAGGCGGGCAAGAATACCCGTGCTACGACCTATCGGTTGGCGTACAAGCACAAACGGCGTAATGCACACAAACACACAGCCGTTATGGTAAAACTATAGATACAACAGTAAAGGATTAACAAATGGCCACTTCCACTTACCTCAGCAACCCGGTCGTTCTAATAGGTGCGTCAAGCGCAGCGACAACCGACATCACCGACCAAGTATCCGCAGTCACCGTCAACTATCTTGTTGAAGCACTTGAGGACACCGCGTTCGGCTCGACTGCCCGCACCAACACAGCAGGCCTGCAATCAAACAGCGCAACATTGACTTTGTACGCGTCGTACGCATCGGCTGAAAGTTACGCAACTTTGTCAGCACTTGTTGGCACAAAATGTTATATCAAAGTAACCCCAGCATCGGGCGCAAATTCAGCAACAAACCCCGGCTTTGAATTGACAAACACGTTTTTAAGCGCGTTGCCAGTTGTCAATGCAAACCTTGGCGAGTTGTCAACATATGACATCGAGCTTGTTGGTGGCAGTTACACAGTTGACGTAACATGATCTAACGTGCCAATACTGGCCGAGAACAGGAACAGGCAATGAGATTAAAACTAAAAGTTGATCTACAAGACGGCACAACGCCACTTGAATTAACGACAAATATGTTTGTGATTTGCGAGTGGGAGAAAACTGAGGGTCGCAAAATTAGCGACGGCAAAGGCATCGGCTATACCGATCTAGTTTGCTGGGCGTACAACTTGTTGAAACTTAGCGGCGAAAAAATGCCTGCAACATATCGCGACTGGGTTAAAGCAAACCCGAACATGACGATTGAGGCGATCGACGAGACAGACCCAAACCCTACGGCGTAGGCAGTTACCGACGGCAACTAGCCGAATTGTTAGTTGCAACAGGGTATTGGCCTACGGCAATCGAGTTTGACACGCGCGACCTAATCACGGTGATTACGATATTAAATAAGCAAAAGAGGTAGCGCAATGCCAGCATCAACAACTATTGAAGTCGTCGGGGTTAAACAGACGATCAACTCTTTGCGTAAAATTGACCCGCAGTTGCAAAAAGATTTTAAGGCTGACGCAACCGCGATCGCCCAGCCAGCAATTAACGCAGGCAAAGCGGTTTACAAAGATTTGCCGTTATCGGGTATGCGTTATGCGTGGACACAAAACGCCCGCAAAATATTCCCGTTCGTACCAAGCAAGGCAGCCAACGGGGTCAAGATGCGGTTTGACACTCGACGTAACGCCGTCGGCGTAATACTTATAGAACAAAAAGATGTCGCGGCAGCCGTGTTTGAAACGGCAGGGCGCGCGAACGCAAACAAGTTAGGTAACGCGCTTGGGTTTGTTGGCGCTGGTCGCACTCGACTGATCGGGCCTGCCGTGTATAAAGCGCGTCGCGGTATCGAAGCCGAGATGACGAAAATGATCGCTAAAACTATGCGTACCGTGCAAAGCGAGTTATAGACATGGCACTATCCATACCTATTGTCAGCGAGTTTGACGGCAAAGGCATTGACAAAGCAATCAAAGAATTTAAGCAATTAGAAACCGTCGGCGAAAAAGCACAGTTTGCAAT